ATTTGACAGTATGGAAGAAACGGAAGAAGGAAACACTTGTCCTCTTCCTACCCAAGACGAAGAACTTAATGCTGAAAATAGAGAGATGGCTGTAGAAGATCACAACTATCGAGATACAAGCATGAGTTTAACTTCAACGCCTGATGAGGTTTGTGGAACGTGTAGTGCGTATAATCAAACTGACGACATATTAGAGTGCATTGGAGATGCCTCTGGGGAATTAGGGTATTGCCAACTACTCAAATTTGTATGTAAAAGTGAAAATGTTTGTGACTCATGGGCAGAAGGTGGCCCAATCACATCTGATATACAAGAGGAATACAAAGATTATTTATAATGGATGTTGTTGACTTATCGAAATATCTATATAAAAAATTAGAGGAGCGGCAAACTGATTTGTCCGCCGCTCTTGCAAACGGGGCCGTAAAGGACTGGGAGCAATACAAGATGACAGTAGGAGAGATACGGGGACTCTCTTTTGCTCGAGAAGAAATCAAGTCCCTGCTGGAGAAAAACGTAGACGATGTCGAAGACCTTATATCTTCCTGACCACGTTGCGCAGAAAATGAACAAAGAAAAAGAAGAAGCTAAAAGCTCTTCTGCTTTGGATGGCGCATATGTTGACGCTAAAGAACGGGTACTAGACCCGTCCCTCTTAGACAAACCGTTACTCGAAAGACTCCCGCAACCAACTGGTTGGCGGGTTTTAGTTATGCCGTATCAAGGTAAAGCTAAAACTGCGAGTGGCCTATATATTCCTGATGAAGTTCGAGAACGTGAATCCGTGGCTACAACCGTAGCATACGTGATGAAGGTTGGACCGTTGGCTTACAAAGACCCGGCGAAGTTTGGGCCAGACAGTGAGCCGTGGTGCAAGGAAGGTCAATGGGTATGCATTGGTCGTTACTCTGGATCTCGATTCAAGATTGATGGTGGGGAGGTTCGTATAATCAATGATGATGAAGTCATTGCTACGATCCTTGAGCCTGATGATATTAAACATGTTTAAGAGGTAGATATGGCGGAAGAAACCGAAACAGTTGAAGAAGAAATCGTTGTAGAAGAACCACAGCAAGAAGAAGAAGAAAAAGTAAAGGCTGCTGAACCAGAAGCTGAACCAGAAGCTAAAACTGGTGATGAGGAACTAGACTCGTACAGCAAGGGCGTACAGAGTCGGATAAAAAAACTTACGGAAAAGTATCGTCAAGAAGAGCGAGACAAGGCTGAAGCACTTAGGGTTTCTCAAGAACTTCTTGAAGAAAACAAAAAATTAAAGTCACGTATGCAGGCTTTGGATACAGGGTATTTATCTGAGTACGGCACACGTTTGCAGTCGCAAACTGAAGCCGCGAAACGTGCTTACAAAGAAGCCTATGACGCAGGCGACAGTGATAAAATGGTAGAAGCTCAACAAGCTCTATCTAATATTGCGGTAGAGACACAGCGGTACAATACCGCCAAACTCCGTGCGGAACAGCAAGCAAAAGCACAAGTTGCACAGCCTCAACAACCTGTACAACAACAACCTGTACAACAACAAGCGCAGCCGGACCCTCGTGCTATGGAATGGAAAGATAAAAATACTTGGTTTGGTAAAGATAAGGTTATGACAGCTGCGGCATTTGCACTTCATAGTCAACTTACTGAAGAAGAGGGGTTTGACCCGAACACCGAAGAGTATTATAGTGAGGTTGATAGCCGTATGCGGAAAGAGTTCCCGCATAAGTTTCAAACGGCTAAGAAATCGGGTGGAGGAAGCCAGGTCGCTTCTGCTAGTTCCTCCGCATCCCGCAGTAATAAACAGGGGCGCAGGTCGGTCAAGTTATCGCATTCACAGGTCGCTATTGCGAAGAAACTGGGCGTACCTCTTGAAGAATACGCTAAATATGTGAAGGAGTAACAACATGACTGATACAAGAACTTCTCGAAAGAGTCAGACCCGCGAAACTGAAACGCGCAGAAAACCATGGGCACCGCCCAGTCACCTTGAAGCACCAGATGCCCCAGACGGCTATGTGCATCGTTGGATACGAGTTGCAATGCGTGGTGAGGAGGACAAGATGAACGTCCACGCCAAACTACGTGAAGGATGGGAACCCGTCCGTGCAGACGAATATCCAAACTATGAAGCTCCTGTCATCGATGATGGCAAATATCAGGGAGTGATTGGACAAGGCGGACTGATGCTGTGTCGCATACCTGAAGAGACAGCGCATGAAAGAAACGAGTATTACGGGGGCCGAACCCGCGAACAAATGACTGCTGTGGATCAGGACTTGATGAAGGAACAACATCCTTCAATGCCGATTTAAAATTGTCGGCAAAGTCGTGTAACCTTCGGAGGCCGTGAACGCGACTCCGATTAATATAGAGGATTGCTACTATGGCAAACACTAACGGTGCATTCGGACTACGTCCGATTGGAGTAGTCGGTCAGGCTGCTAACACTACTGGTGCGACCGAGTATCGTATTGCCTCTGGAAACACTAACGCGATCTATCAAGGTTCTCCTGTAATCCCGCTATCAACTGGCTTTATTGACATTGTTGGCGCGGCTGCGGGTGGCTCTGTAGGTCTTTTAGGTGTTTTCGGTGGTTGTGAGTACGTTTCGTCCACTACTGGTGAGAAAGTATTTTCTAATTACTGGCCCGGTTCTGGCGCGGATTCTAATTTTCCCGTCAAAGCTTTTATCTATGATAACCCATTGCAATCATTTGTCGTCTGTTCAGATGCTACACTAACCAGTGAAGCAACTGCGCGAGGACATGTGTTCGCAAACGCTAACTTTGATTCTGGTACAAGCGGTTCAACAACCACTGGTATCTCATCAGCTAAGTTAGATGTTGGGTCTATCGCTACCACAGCAGCATTGCATCTCCGTATCATCGGTATTCAAGATGATCCTGAGAACAGTGACTTCACTGCTGCGGGTATTCCTTTAATTGTTCGATTGAATAACAGCTTCAATTCACCAAATGGTGCGATTGTAGCCGGAACTCCATCGACTACTGGCGTATAAGGAGACTGACTTATGGCTATATCTCGCGCACAACTAGCGAAAGAGTTGGAACCAGGTCTCAACGCCTTGTTTGGTATGGAGTACAATCGGTACGAAAACCAACATGCAGAGATCTATACAACAGAATCTTCTGATCGAGCATTCGAAGAGGAAGTGATGTTGTCTGGTTTCGGAGCGGCACCAACTAAATCAGAAGGTGGCGCAGTAAACTTTGACGACGCTAACGAAGCATACACTGCTCGTTACAACCACGAAACAATAGCGTTGGCATTCTCAATTACTGAGGAAGCTATCGAAGACAATCTATATGATCGTCTTGGTTCACGTTATACTCGTGCGTTGGCTCGTTCAATGACACACACAAAACAAGTTAAGGCTGCTTCAGTTCTTAACAATGCATTTACCGCAGGCGCTTTCGCAGGTGGTGACGGCGTTGCATTGTGTGATGCGTCTCACCCACTTACTTCAGGTGGTACGTTTGCCAACGAACCATCAACTGCTGCTGATTTGAACGAAACATCTCTTGAAGATGCTTTGATCAACATTGCAGGATTTGTTGATGAGCGTGGTCTTAAAGTTGCATTACGTGGTTTGAAACTAATCATCCCACGTCAGTTGCAATTTGTTGCAGAACGTCTGATGGTGTCCAACCTTCGTGTTGGTACAGCGGACAATGATGTAAACGCACTAAGATCTATGGGTATGTTGCCTGATGGTTATGCCGTCAACGACTTCTTAACTGATCCTGATGCATTCTTCATCATGACAGATGCTCCTCGTGGAATGATCCACTTTGAGCGTACTCCGCTATCCACAAACATGGAAGCAGACTTCGACACAGGTAACATGAGGTTTAAAGCTCGTGAACGTTACAGCTTTGGATTTTCAGATCCACGCTGTGTATTCGGTTCACCTGGAGCGTAAACTGTGATATAAGGAGGGATTACCTCCTCCGTGATAGGGGCGACTTCGGTTGCCCCTTTCTTTTTGTTTAAAAGTTCTGTACACTGTAATTATCCCTGACAGTCGCATGGGGCGACTGACTAACCCAAGACAGGAGATCAACATGGGTACAACAACTTTTTCAGGCCCGATTAAAGCGGGAACAATCAAAAATACTACTGGTACAACACTCGGAAGCGACGTTGCTAACGTAGGTCAAGTCGTGATGTCTCAGACATTTGCAGCAGATCTATCAAACGGTGCGATTGCGGCAGACACTACAGATGTAGTTATTCCGGCTAACTCTCAAATTATTGATTGTGTAATCGATGTAATCACAGCAGCAAGCGGGGC